GGATTATGAGTTAACTCAAATGGGAGTTTCTAGATTAGCAGAATCTACTCCTGAAGAAAGAGAAAAATCAACGGAATCTGTTCTTAAAAACTTAGAAGAACACCAAGCGTATTATTCAGCTTTAATTCAATTTGAAACAGGAATGAATCAAGGAGGTAAAATTAACGAATCTTCTTTTAAAAAATATTTAGAGTCTTATACATCAGAAAGAGGAGAAGGAATGGTTGAAGTAGATAAAGAAATTAAAGATGATAAAATGGTTGAGTTAAAAGAAGCTATAACTAAAGAGATTAAAAATATTTTGCTTGAAAAAAAAGACGATGATGATAAAGATGAAAAAGCAGCATCTAAAGGAGCAAAAGGTAAAAATAAACAAATAAAAACTTTAGATAAAGAAATTGAAAAATTAGAAAAAGAAAAAGAAAAAAATAAAACAAAATTACAACCAGATTTAAAAAAATATAAAGATGGTAAAATGACTGCTGATCAATATAGAGCGAAATCTAAAACATTAGTTGATAGAAATAAAGAAATTGTAGCTAGATTAGGAGACATTGAAAAAGAAAAAGAAGAAATAGCACTAAAAGAAAAATTAGATAAAAGAGAAGTAGCTAAAACAATGATGGAAAAAGATACTCATATGGCTATTTTAGAAATTATTAAAGAATATGGTATTTCATTAAGAGAGGGTTCTCAAGGTGTAAAAGCTTATTATGAAATAGCAAAAACAGCCTATCAAGAAGGATTTATGGCTGGGTTACATAAAATTAATTAAAAAACGTTATGAAAAATTATTTTGTAAGATTGTGGAATGCACTTTGGGCATCAACAGACATTGATGAAAAAGCAGCAGCAGCATTAAAAGAAGCGAAAGCTAGAATCGCTGAGATGAAAAAAGAACTAGCAGATGTTAAAAAAGCAGCTAAAAACACTGTTGCACAAGCAAAAGATGTTGTAGACGCAGCAAAAGGAAAAAAAAGACGAGGAAAAAAACCTTATAGAAAAAATAAAAAAACCAATACTAATAATAACTCTAAAAAGTAAAAAAGATGACTTTAAAAGAATTACAAAACATGATTAAAGAAGAGTTTGATGCTTACATGGGTGAGCAAGAGGACGACGTAGATGTATCTGTTAGCGATAACGATGTAGATGCGGAAATGGGTGATGACATGGATGATGAAGGAGCTGAAGATATGCTTCGTAAAATTTATGACATGCTAAAAGATAAATTTGAAGCTGAAGAAGAAATGGACGACATGGACGACATGGACGACATGGAAGATGTTGAAGCAGACGAAGATATGAGTGAAGCAGACGAAGATATGAGTGAAGAAGCTGACATAGAAGAAAATTCAACAACAGCAGCTCAGTATCAAAAAACAGGAATGGCAGCAGGAGGTCCTAAAACAGCAGGTAAAGATGCTGGATATGGTGCAGTAGGAGGGAAAGGCAGAACTGGATATGATGCAGGTTCAAAAGCACTTCAAGAAAGATTCCAAAAATTAGCTAATATTATTAAGTAATATTACTATGACTCTCGATGAGTTATTATTAGAATGGTCGTATAGGTCAGAAAGGGGATATCCAACATTGGATAACCCTTCTGATGTCTCTATTTTAAAAGAAATTCTCTCAAAACTTAATTTATCTGAACAAGAGATTGATGATGTATTAGATAATCTTCCTGATGAACCAGGAGGAGATGATCTTACTAAACCAGGTACTGATGGTATGGAAGATTCTGAAGTAGAAAAAGAAAAAGAAAAACAACTTAAACCAAAACCTAAACCAGAACCAAAATTAAAACCTGAACCCAAAATAGAACCTGAAACAGGTACACTTACAGAATATGATGAATTAATTAGAGATACATTTGGAGGAAAAATTCCTAAATCTAAAAATTCTTATAATTTTTCTAAAAATACATTTGATGAACAAGTTAAAGCAGATGATTTAGAAGCATGGAAAAAATTATGGACTGTTAAACCAAAGAAAAAAACAGGAGACAAAACAGAAACATTAGGAGTAGGAAAAGGGGAGTTATCTTTATATTGGTTATATAATCACTCACAATCATCAACAGCAGGTAAAATAACAGAAGGTAGAGGAGATGATGCTCCTGATTTATTTTTTGATGGAAGTGGAGTAGAAGTTAAAGCTTATGGAAAACCTAATGGAGTTATAGATTTAGGTAGATTCGGTAAATTTAGGGATAATTTAAAAATATTAAATCTAATATTTGGTTTAAAAGGATTAGCGTCCGTATTTGATGGCACCGTAAAAGATCAAAAACAAATAAATGCTTTATCTTGGGCGGGAAGTGATTTAAGAGAAGCTTTTGAAACTGTGGTAACTTTTAGTGAGGTTGATTTAGAACAGTTATATCCTGAACCTTTTCCTATATTTGAACAGTTTGATAAAAACATAAAATTCATTGAATCCGCTTTAGGCGAATTTAACACAGCAGAAGAAGGAGCTAAATTAATGGCTAAAAAATTTGTTGGAGATAAACTAGCATTAAAACCAGGATATGGTGGTCATTTAGCGGATATGAGTGTAAATGGTTTTATAAGATTTTGGCACATAGACAAAAATAAATTTGATAGTTATGATGATATTTTAGGTAAAGCTACATTAGGAGCTTCTCAAGGAGCTATGAAATTACATTTTAATAAAATCTTTGGTTAAAAAATTTGGCTCATACCAAAATTAATTATATCCTACAACTGTAGGGGTTTTTAGGTCGAAACGGCGAACCGAACACATGACACAATACAATCCTAAAAATATAGAAGAAGCACTGAAACGAATGGAAAAAGCGGATGAATTAAAAGGTATCCATCGTTCCGGAACTAATATAATGTCGTTCTTTGATGATAATGATAAAGAACACGAATTACAAAAACAACAATCAGCAGCAGAATTAAAAAAAGATGAACATCTTAAAAGTGTTGAATTGCTCAAAAAACTTATACAAGAAAATGGAACTAAATCTGATTTAACCCGTATAACAGCCATAGGTTATTTAATTGAAACAACAGACTTCCTTAATATTCCACCAGATAAGAAAAAAATGTTAAAAAAAAATATGATCTGGTGTAACTCACAATACGAAAAATACACAAATGAAAATTAAAGATCTTGAAAAATGGGAAAATGAATATTATCCCTACAAGGAAAAAATTAGAAGAAAAAAACCTCGTAAAAAAGACTTGGATTTACCAAAAAAGAATACTACCATTAATAGAAATAAAAAATAAATTATGAAATACGCAAGACAAACACAAGAAGCTTTGGATAGATTAGATCAATCTTTAGCACGTTTACTTACATTAATTAAAAGAGGTGAACAACAAGATGCTATTCGTTTTATGACGGAAGGTGAATTAAAAGATCGTTTTGAAGAATTACAAAATATGATTACTATATCTCAAACAGGTAACTTTGGAGCTAGAGGAGTCCAAAATACAGGTGCTCTTTAAAAAATAAAAGTTATGTTATCAGCAGAAAAAATCCAATCAAATTGGGATCGTTATATAAATGAAATTACAACCTGTTTTTCAAAAGAAAGAACAGACATACTATTACCATTCCTAGATAAATATAAAGAAAGAATGATGATGATGCCCGCTTCAAGTAAAAATTGGCACCATTCAGCATTTGCAGGTGGTTACACTGACCATGTTTTACGTGTATATGATTGTGCAAACAACTTATATAAAACGTGGAAAGCAATGGGAGGTGATATATCTACATATACTGTTGAAGAAATGCATTTCGCTGCTTTATTCCATGATTTAGGCAAGATGGGACAACAAGAAGGCGAGTACTATCAACCAAACGATTCACAATGGCATGTTGATAAATTAGGTATGGTTTATAAGTTTAATACCGACATTCCTGCAATGAAAGTCCCAGAAAGATCATTATTTATACTTCAAGAAATTGGTTGTAAAGTAACTCAAAACGAGTTTATTACAATTAAAATCCATGATGGTTTATATGATGAGTCGAATAAGTTTTATTTTATGTCTGGTCAAAAAGAAACTAGATTAAGAACACATTTACCTTTATTAATGCATCAAGCAGATCACATGGCTGCTCAAATTGAATTTGAAATTTGGAATAATGCTACAGATGCAGTACCTAAATCATCTAAACCTAAAAATGCTTCGAAAGGTGATAAAACACTAAGAGCAGCTAAAAAAGTTAACACAGATAATAATCCAAATTTATCTAAGGCAACAATTGATGTCATAGATTCATTTTTTAAAGATTAAATATGATAACACTTAGTATAATATTAGCAGTAGTAATAACAGCTTCTTTTTTTATAATTAAAAATTTAGTACAAAAAAATGAACAATTAGAAGATTTTATATCTAAACAAAGTGATGCTATTAATGCTTGTGATCAAAGATTAAAACAATTGGACGATAAAAATATATTTTATGCTGATGATGAAATAGGTTTTTTCTTTAAAGAAGTACAAAAAATACAAGAAGCCTTAAACGAGTTTACTCTCAAATAAATAATTAGTAAAACCACATGTTAAATAAATCAAAGTACGCCCCTACTCCTCCTCCAGAACCAGTAATCACTGGTTCTCTTGAGCCACAACCTAAAAAACGAGGAAGAAAAAGAACAAAAAAACAATATTTTACACCTGATACGGATTTAGCTATAAAAGAATATTTAGCATCATCAAACCAATCAGAAAGAGATCATATATTTTCTACAAGAATACACTATGCTTTTTACAAATTAGCCGAAAATTTAATCCATACATTTAAATTTTACTATACAGAAGTAGATGATTTAGAAGATTTAAAACATGAGGTTATTTGTTTTCTTTTAGAAAAATTAGATTATTTTAAACCAGAAAAAGGTACTAAAGCATTTAGTTATTTTTCAATTGTAGGTAAAAATTATCTTATTCTTTATAATAATAACAATTATAAAAAGAAAAAACAAAAAGTAGATGTTTTAAAGGCAGATGAAGATGATGGAGTTTTACATCAATTAGGTAGAGATGGACGAAAAGAAGACATAAAAGATTTTATAGACTATTTTACAGAATATTTAGATAAACATATGTTTACTATGTTTAAAAAAGATAAAGATAGAAAAGTAGCAGATGCTATTAATATACTTTTTAAACGTAGAGAAAATTTAGAAATATTTAATAAAAAAGCTCTTTATATCTATATAAGAGAAATAACAGATGTAGATACTCCAGTTATTACTAAAGTAACTAAAGTTCTTAAAAAATTATATAAAAAGTTATATAATGAATATGTTGAAACAGGATATGTAAAAGTCTAAAAATTTCCATATTTATAATAAAACAATATGGATTCATTAAACCAAATATTATTTGACGATAAATCTTTTAGTGATTTATTAAAAGAAATTCATGGTAATCAAAAGAAAAAAGCCAAACAACTTGCATCTTTGATAGCCGAATTACGTCCTTTAGTTCAATCTTTAGGTGATGCTACTGTTATAGTTCCTTTAATTAAGGAATATATGGAAATTAGTGTTAAAAATGATGATCAATTAATAAAAATGGCAGCTATTGTGCAACGTCTATCAACAGGAGCAGCTCAAAGTGGAGATGGTGGTCTATTAACAGCAGAAGAAATGGATCAACTGATGGATGTAGCTGAAGAAATAGCTAAAACTGTTGAGAAACCAAAAGAAATAGAAGCACCTAAAAAAGAAGAATAATGCCTGTAAATATATTAAAATCAATTGGTTCATTTTTAGGACCCAGAAATAATAAATTTATATTTGCTGCAAAAGTTAAAAAAATAATTCTAGACGGAAGTCAAGAAGGAGAACCAACAGATTTAACTTCAGCTGAAAAATGGGGAGGTTATGATGCTGTAGGGTTAATATTTTATAATAAGATTCAAAAATTACCTAAAACATCAAAAGAAACTAACCTTGATGAAAATGAAAAAGAAGATATAGATAGATGGGATGGTTTTGCAAAACCTTTATTTTCTTTTCAAAAATATTATCCTTTAATAAATGAAGTAGTGCTAATTATTTCTTCTACTAGTAAAGATTATTTAGAAGATAGAAGAAATGTACACGATTATTATTTTCCAGTTTTAAATTTATGGAATCACCCTCACCATAATACTTTACCAGCAGTTCAAAATTACCAAGACCTAACAGAGGAAGAACAATCAGAATTATATAAAAGTGAAGAATATACCCAAGCAGGACTATTAAGAAGAGTATTAGATGATGAATTAGATGTAAATATTCCTTTAGGAGATTA